CAGCGTTATCATGCTCCGCAAAAACCGCATCAAGAAGACAGTAATTCCTGCATTGAAGGTTCTATTCTTGGAGGAATTGCTGGCGGTGGTCTTGGTGCTGCTGCTTCCCGAGGTGATGGGCGTTACTGGGCAATCCCTCTTGGTATCGTAGGCGGTGCCATGGTTGGATGCCAGATTGATGGAGGGTGACCCCCCCCCCAACCTAAATCGACCCTTGATTCCCAGAATGGCGGAAAAATTTTCCCGCCAATTTTTGGGTTTCTAGGGTTTTTTAGTATCCAGACCCGCCAGAAGAACCAGAACTACCTGAAGAACTCGAACTGCTGCTAGAACTTGAAGAACTAGTAGTTGTAGTGGAAGTGCTTGTAACTACTCCTGCTGTTGTGGTGGTTGCACTATTTGTTGGACCATAGTCAAAGGAAGTTACTGGTCCAATATCACTTGTACGCGATGCACTACCAGTAGAATATCCTCCAGTATTACTAATAAACTTAGAAGATAGATCGATAGGAGTTTTCTTATTACCTAAAGAATCCAATTCAACATTAGTTTCATATGCAACAAGGTCTGGAAATTCTGATACCATTAAATCAATCATCGCTGTCTTTGGTAAGACGATAATCCTTTTTTGCTCGTTCAAGAATGTTTCATGCTCATAGTTAGAAACGGGATAAACTGATGATTCTTTAGATAGTGTTACACCATCTGGCATAACAACACGGAAATCTTCAGTTACTTCAATACCCTCTTTGTAGAGAACTATGCCATTGTATAAAACTTCTTGAGTTTCGTAATGGTGTACAGCATCTGGGTCAGCATATACTGTATTGATGTAAGTTTGTAATTCGTCTTCAGATTTTGGCCATTCGTCATAAACATCAATAATATTATTAACTAAAAGAATACACCAGTCTAATTCTGGGTCTCCATATACTCTATATGCTAGACTTGAAGGAGATTCGTCAGGTCTAATTGAGTAAGATTCAAATAAGGTTGTATATCTGTTTAAATCATCTCTTGCCTTAACTCGTCTAAAAATATTCTTTACAAGACGATACTTGAAGGTTTCATCATCTGATACACCTTCTCCTACGTAAATATTCGGTAGATTTGAAAAGTATCCCATTAGAATCCTCTTAGTGCGTCTTCTTGTGTAATAAGTTTTGTCTCGGAAAACTGTAATGAAAGTTCGATTGCAGGAACGTGAACCATTAAGTCAGATGAACCTCCTTGACTGGAAAGTTGTTTAAATGATGTATACTGACCATCTGGAGTATAATTTACATTAATCTGGGTGCAAACTGAGGGATGTATTTTAAAGTGTAAGAATGAATCTGTACTTTCTTCTGCTGTTCCATTTGGATTGACGCGAATGAATTTGATTTCAAAAGAATCTGGAACTTCAAAGTATCTATTTTGTGCTGCTAACTTTGCATCAGAGTTAGAGTAGATATCACTAATCGGTTTTGCACCTTCTTTGTCCGTTTCAAAGTTAAAGTTGTCTGTTCCAGTAACTCTTGGTGTGGAACCTACTTTGAAATAGTCAATAATTTGTCTAATTTCTTTCGCTTCATCCATACTACGAGAAAATAGTTTGAATGAAAATGTGTGTGTTCTAAATGCCATCGAGTTGAACACTTGTTCTTTGAATGGGTTGAACACTCTTCCTCTAGTCAATGCCTGAATAGAGCTGGCATCAAGATTGCCTTGCAGACCACCTAACTGGTTAAATCCGCTAATTGCTGTTGCTAATGCACCAGTAGCAAATTCTGGTAAACCTGCAGCTGCAGCACCCTGAACTGCTTCAGTGATAGCCTTGGTAGTCATATCACCACCCATAGCAGAAAGCGTAGCAATACCGAGAGCACCTACATCAACCTGTCTGTATTGAGGTTGATATGCTGTTGATAATGCTTTTGGCATTGCAATATAAACACGATTATCATCGCGGTTTAATTCAATTCTGTTAGTATCTGGAAAAGATCTTCCATAATACTTAGTTCCTGATTTGTCACTATATGCAATTCTCTGTCTCTGGAAACAAACATAGTCAATTGCACCAGTTTCCCCTAACAGAGCATTGTCTGATTTATTTCCTGGTACTGGAGGTTCTAGGGGGTAACGTAGAATTGCCAATTTAACACCTAAATACTATGTGACCTTTATGTATTTATGAGATATCAAGGCAAGTACCGTCCTTCCTTTCCAAGGAAGTATAAGGGAGACCCTAATAACGTTATTTATAGGTCATCTTGGGAATACAAATTCATGAAATGGTGTGACATTACCCCTTCTGTTGTAGAGTGGGGTAGTGAGGAGATTATCATTCCATATGTTTCTCCTGTTGATGGTAAAAGACATAGATACTTTCCTGATTTTTATGTAAAAATTGGAAACAAAAGATATCTAGTTGAAGTCAAACCATACAAACAAACTAAAGAACCCAAAACACAAAAAAGAAACACAAAACGTTATATTAATGAAGTTGTGACATACGCTGTCAATCAAGCAAAGTGGAAAGCAGCAACTGAGTTTTGTCTTGATAATGGTTGGGAGTTTATGTTAATCACAGAAAAGGAACTTAAGGTCTAATGTCATTAGAATCTAAAAGAGAAAGAGCAAGATATAACTCTCTGCAGGAGTTTATAGGATTTTTTAAAGAAAATGAGAATCATCCTAGTACAACTAACCTGTTTTCGGTGCATTTTGCTTCTCCTCCTGCATTGAGAGCGGCTAGTAGAACTCAACTGTTTACTGCCGAAACTGGTGATTTGTCCTTATTGTTAGATTATTACGCAAAAACTGTTAACCTGCCAAGTAAGCAGATAACTACTGGTCAACTTACTAATGTTGGTTCTGGATATAAATTTGCAACTGGAACTTCTTTTAGCCAGATTTCAATTACTTTTACTATGCCACGTTCTCAACTGACAAGGAACTTTTTTGAGAAATGGACACAAGTAATGGCAAGTGATGCTAATCAATACACTGCATTTTATAGAGATTACTGTTGCCCTAACATATACATCTATAAATGGGAAAGAGGTGGAGGAGAACAAGCAGTTAATGACCCTAAAATGCTGAGAACAATTAGGGAAGCTGGTGCAAATGCTCTTAATGCGAGAAAAAATGAACTAACTGCATGTTGGCACATTCAAAATGCTTTTCCGTTCAATATTGGTTCTGTTCAATTAGATAACTCTCAATCAAGACTTATGGAGTTGAACGTTCAGTTCTATTATGAAAGGTATAGATTCTATCCCCAGAGTTCTTTTGACGATCCTGGAATTATCGACCAGATTACATTCCCACAAACGGAAATTTATACAAGAGATAATAATACAAGTCAAGAAACTCCAAGACAATCTACTGTACAGCAGACCACTGCACCAAACAAAGCAGCAACTGCAACTACATCTAGACCTCTTGGACATGACATTGGTATGAATCAAAGAGGCACTATAATTTCATCTGCACAGCAGTGATAAATAAAATTACTGAGTTGAATATCTATGGCATTACCTAAGATTAATGTACCTAAGTACAAACTGAAACTACCCTCTGATGGTAGGAGTGTGAATTTCAGACCATTTCTCGTAAAAGAAGAAAAACTTCTTCTCATTGCAACAGAAACAGGTGAACAGGAAGACATTATTAATGCAATCAAAACTATCATTGGTGATTGCACAGATATTAAAGATGTAGAAAAATTGTCTACATTCGATATTGAATACGTGTTCCTGCAAATTCGTACAAAATCTGTTGGCGAGAATGTTGATGTGACCGTCACCTGTCCTGACGATGGTGAGACTGAGGTATCGGTATCTATTCCTTTGGATGAAATTACTGTAAAGAAAACCAGAGGACATAAACCCTCTATCAAAATCTCGGATGATATTGTTGTCACAATGGGATATCCAAGTTTAGATATGTTTGTAAAAATGAACTTTGGTGAAGATGAAACTCAAATTGACCAAGTTTTTGAACTTGCAGCAAGTTGTGTAAAAACAATTGCTGATACTGAGCAAGTTTATGATTGTGCCGATTCAACTAAACAAGAACTCATTGAATTTTTTGAACAACTTAATACCAAGCAGTTCATGATGATTCAAGAGTTTTTTGAATCTATGCCTAAGTTATCACATACACTGAAGGTAACTAATCCTAATACAGGCGTAGAAAATGAGGTTGTTCTTGAGGGTCTTGCGAGTTTTTTCGCATAGCACTCCTTCACAACAATCTCCGTTCTTACTATGAAGGAAATTTCGCACTAATGCATCATCATAAATGGAATATCGAACATATCGATAATCTGATGCCTTGGGAGAAAGAAATTTATGTGAACTTATTAGTTCAGTTCCTAAAGGAAGAAGAACGAAGAATGAAGGAGCAGCAAGCAACGAATGGCTAAACTACAAGTATATAAGTTTGTCAATCCTGGTTCCGTCAATGGTAACCTGGCAGTTGCTGCAGCTAAAACTCAAACACTAGCAATCAACAGACTTGGTGCTAGTGTTGAGTCCGTAGGTAAAATAGTTTTAGATATACAAAAAGTAGGGACGCTTAATGCTGCTGCTATAAAAGCAACTACTCTTGGAGAAAAACGTAGAGCAAGATTGCTGCGAGATGCTCAAGCAGAAGCAGCGCAAGAAACCCAGAAAGCATCAAAAAAAGAATCAAAACCAGGCGAATTTGGCAATTCAATTAAGAAGACAGCAAAGAAGTCTTTAAGTTGGGTTGATAACTTCCTAGGACCAATTGGTAGTTTTTTATTATCAGTTGCAGGTTTTGTAGCCGTCAAAGAAATGCTGGCATGGGCAGCAGATCCAAAAAATAAGAAAGAACTACAAACATTTGTTGAAAGAGCAGACTTTGTAATTAGAAAACTTTATGACATTGGCAAGACTTTAGTTGGCAATGTTCTTGATGGATTTACCGATTTATTTGGTGAAGATAAAACTTTTGGTGAAAGACTAGGTGGTCTTGGTAAATTAATGACGGGAATCATAGGGTTGAAATACCTTATGAATCCATTCTCCTTGATTGGAGATATTTTATCATTATTTGAGTTGATGAATCAAAACGTTCCTGGTGGTGATAAACCAGGAAGAAAACCGCCAACAAAACCAGGAAGTACTCAACCTTCTAGTAGACCTAGTGCAAACGCTCGCGCAACTAATGCTAGAATTCGTGCAGTACAAAGACAACATGGTCCTGCTGCAAGACGGATTTATGAGAATGCATTAAATAACGGCAGGACTCCATCCCAAGCACAAGCAGCGGTTAATCGTGCTTTGCAAAGAGGGCAAATTGCATCTCGCCCTGCTGCATCTTCTTTGTCTGCTGGTTCAGCAAGATCTGGAAATGTACTCAGTCGTGGTATTGGTAGAGTTGGAAATAGATTTGGTCTTAAATTATTTGGTAAGGCAGGTCTTCAAGGCATAAAAGGTATATTCGGTAGAATTCCCATTATCGGACCTTTGATGGTTGGTATTGGTTCTATTTTAGCGGGTGAACCTATTGGTCAAGTATTATTCAAAACCTTTGGTGCTGCTGTTGGTGGATTTTTAGGAAGTTTCATACCCATCCCAATTTTGGGTACGATGCTTGGTGAAATTCTTGGTACATACGTTGGCGACCTTTTATACACCCTCTTCATGGGTGGAGGAATTAATGCCGTAGGCAAGAAACTCAAAGACGATATGATGAAAGTCTTTGAGACTGGTAAGATAGTTGTCGATTGGGTAGGAAGAGGTCTTGGAAGATATTTTGATGGTATACCAAAGGTAAACGTTTTTGGTCAGAAAGTACCAGATATTTTCTGGTTGATTAATCCAATTAATGTAGTTGACAAGTTCAAAAAGTTTCATAGGGCGTTCTTTACGGACATTCCTATGAATGAAACTAAAGAACAGGAAAAGAAAAGAAAGGAAAAAGAAAAGAAAGAACAGGCGGAGTTAGCAAAAAAAGTTGCTGAACAAGAAAAGGGTCATGATAGTGTTGAAACTGGATATACCGATATTGATGGTGATGGTGTAATTTCCGAATGGGAAATGGTGGACTCAAGTGCCAGAGGTGGTCCATTAACAATTCCTCCTGCAGTACCCGAGATGGGTATTGGTGGATTCTTTAGTGGTGTTGCTAAAGGTATCGGTAATGTTGTTAGCGGCGTCGGAAAGGCGGTTAGCAGCGTCGTCAGCAACCCTGTTGTTCAAACTGCTGCATCGTTCATTCCTGGTGCTGCACCCATCATGGCGACGATTGGGGCGGTCTCTGGTCTTGCTGCTGGTAATCCATTGGGAGCTCTTGCTTCTGGTATTGGAATGATTCCTGGAATGTCTGGAATTATGGGTGGAATTGGTGCCGCCCTCAGCAGCCCTCTTGGACAAGTTGGTATGAGTTTGATAAATGGCAATATTGGTGGAGCTATTAGTGCAGGTTTAGGAATGATTCCTGGTTTAGGTGGGACATTAGGTAGTATTGTTAATCAGGGTGTTGGATTTGCATTAGGAACTGGTCCTGGTGGTGCGTCTGACTTAATTGGTTCTATTGCAGGAACCCTTGCCAATCAATTTAATCTTGGTGGTCTCTATAAAGCAGTCACGGGATTTATGGGTGGCAACTACATGGATGGTATGTCTCAACTTGCAGGAGAACTTGGAGTTGATCCTAAATATCTTGGTGTTACTAGAACTGCAGCGGGAGTAGCAACACAAGCATTATCTAAAGAGGGTTTATCTGCAAAATATGCAATGGAACAAGCACTGGAATTGGTTCCTGTTCCAGTGATTATCGAGAAACTTGTCCCAATGCCAACAGCAGTTCCCATAAATACAGGTGGCGGTGCTCAAGTCGTTTCGGCAGGACCTTCTAACTTAACGCAACGTACACAATAATGGCAACTGTACAAAAGACTAGTAAAATCAATTTTTATAAGTTCGTTCAAGTAAAGGAACCATCTTCTGCTGCCGTTAGGAACGATAGCTCTGCTCAAATTGCTCTGAGTATTAACTCTAGTACTAAAGCAATTAATAATCTTGGTGCAACTGTCAATTCCATTGCGAAAATAATGGATGGGTTGAAATCAATTGCTATTGGACAATTAGAAGCAGAAAAATTAAAGTCTAAGTCATTTACAGCACAGTATACAAAACCTCAAAAGAAGGAAAAAGAAGGGGGTGGTCTCGAATTACCATCTATTAAGACTCCAAGTTTTCTTGAGGGTCTTCTGAATATTCTTGGTGGATTATTTAAAGCTGTTGTAATAACTCCAGTATTAGAATGGTTAGCAGACGAAAGAAACAAAAAAAGAGTCGAAGATGCTATAACTGCTATTTGGAAAGTCGTAAAATTTGTTGCTGACTTTACTAAATGGGGAGTCACTTCTATTGTTGATGGATTGTATGATTTACTAAAAGATGATGCATCACCATTAGAAAGATTTGGTGGACTTATAAAAGGTCTAACGGGTCTTGGTGGAATGATGCTTGGCATCCGTTGGTTAACAAACCCAGGTAACATTATTCGTGATTTTGGTGGAGTATTAAAATTCTTCAATAAGAACCTTTTTAATGCCCGTGCTGGAATGATCCGCCGAATGGGTGCTCTTGGTTTGGCAGTCGGCGCTGGTGTTTTGATTTATAAGGGTGTGGAATCTTTCAATGACATGAGAGAGAACAACCCTGCTATGCCTGGTCCAGATGAGGTAAATGCAGCAGCAGAAGAAAAGGCAAAGGGTGGTTCTGTAAAAAAATTACCTCAAAAGGCAAATGGAGGATGGATTAATGGACCCCAATCAGGATACCCAGTCTCTTTGGATGGAGGAAGGAGTACATCATTTATTGGACACGGAAAAGAATATGTTGCTAGAAAAGCAAATGGGGGAGCTTTCGTCGTTCCTTTTGATACTCCTTTCACGCAAAGAAACCCTCACTTAACTCAAAAGAGAATAGGTGAAGCAAAGAGTCAAGGATTTGATTTACCTGGATTTGCTGCTGGTGGTAACTTAAATAAGCAAATTTACCTTCACTGGACTGCTGGCAGTTATAACCATAAAGCAGGTCCATACCACGCAACTGTTCAGGGCAATTCTAAGATTTATCGACATCTTCCATATACTGCTAGAACTGGACACACGTACAATAGGAACAGTGGTAACGTAGGATTATCTGTTGCTACAATGGGGGGAAGACCTTGGGTTGATTATCCTCCCAAAGAAGCACAAATTGATGCGATGATGCTCGAAGCAGCAAATATTGCTAAAAAGTGGGGATGGAAACCTAGTGATGTTAATATCAAACGTGTTATGACTCACGCTGAAGCAGGGTCAAACAAAGATGGTAGAAGAATGCATGATAATTATGGTCCCGTAATGTGGGGTGGAAATGGTGAACGTTGGGACTGGTTACATCTAAAGAGAGGAGATAAACCTGGTACTGGTGGAGATAAACTTCGTCAAAAGATGAAGAAGTTTATGGGTGATAAGAATGCTAAAGAAGTTCCAGAAGCAGGTGGATTGAGTGCTTCTGATGCTATGGAAGGTGGCGGTACTAGAATGACCGACATTGCACTCACATTGGAGGGTACAGCAAAAGATTTGGTTGGTGGTGATGGAAATTTCCTGGCTGAACTTAATAGAGTTGCAAAAGCACTTAAGATACACCCAGCAGATTTGTTAGGTCTGATGGCATCCGAATCTGGATTAGACCCTAAAGCACAGAATAAGAGTGGTGCTACTGGTTTGATTCAGTTTATGCCAGATACTGCTGCGGAATTAGGAACGTCTACTTCTGCTCTCAAAAATATGACTCGTGCAGAGCAAATGAAGTATGTTGAGAAGTTTTTGAAAAAAACATTGCATGGTGTTCCTGTGCGAGGCTCACATGTATCTGCAGGTAACTTATATACTGCTGTATACCTTCCTGCATTTGCAGCAAAAGACGAGTCTTATATTGTTGCTAAAAAGGGTGGATTTAGTGATAGTTGGGGACATCACCCAGCAGCATGGTATTCACATAACAAAGGTCTTGATTTAAATAATGATGGTGCAATTACTATTGCTGAACTAGGTAAGAGAATTGCTGATAAGAAAAAAGAATTTGGTATTAAGGGTGGGACAATGACTATCCCTGGTTCTAGTATTAGCACGGTTAGTCCTGCAGACCACGAAGATTCCACTATTAATCCTTCTGGAGGAAACTACGGTAATAGCATTTTAGGAAAGGTTAGTCCTACTGCTGGAATGTTTGGTGAAGATGTTTATGGTAGGCATAGAGTTGGGTCAAGAGCATCTGGTGCTCAGAGTAGTGGTCGTAGTGGTAGCGATAACACAGCAGGTAGAGGAGGTGGAGCAAGTAATGTAAATAGAGCAAATGGCGCTGCAACTGTTGGTACTGGTGCAGGAAGTACAATTTCTCCTTCTGACAGAAGAGAGAAAGCACAACTGCAAGAAGCAACACAACAAAGAAATATGGCTCGTCAGATGATGAACCAGAAGACCCAAGAAATGATTAGCACCGCTTTAGATGCAGTTGGCAAACAGAATGGTGCAAATGCACAAGTGATTGCACTAGCACAACAAACTATTCAACAAGTAATGGCACAATCTCAACCACCAGCACAACCTCAATTTATTCCTACTGGTAATGCTGGTGGAGGAGGTATTTCTGCTTCTGGTATTGGTCGTGCCATTGGTGGCAATGTTGGTGCTGCTGTTGGTGGTGCTACTGCTTCTATCCTAAATTCTACTAATAATCCTCTGCGAGGTATCTTCAGATGACAATTAAGAGGCAATCTGCTGGTGATATTGACCTTAGTGTTAGCATTTGGCGCGATGGTACTCGCTTGGAAAATAGTGATGGTAAATGGGATTTAAAAGAGTACGTTAGATCTTTTGAAATTTTTGAATTAATCAGTTCTTCTACTATTGAAGCACAAATAGTCATCGAAGACGCTGGTGGTTTAATTGGCACTATGACTGGTTCTGAAGTATTCAAACTTCAAATCAGGGGGTCTATTATTGATAGAAGTTTTTATATGCGTTCGTATGAGATTCACTCTCGTTCAAGAACCAATCAGAATAATGACATTTATATGGTCAGTTTAGCATCTGACGAGTTTATTAAAAATGAAACCAGTAATGTATTTGGCAATTCTACAGTTCTTTTCAAAGACACTGAAAGTTCTAAAATTATTGAACAGTTAATAACTAAAGATAAAAGATTTCTACAAAGTAGCAAGAAACTGTTTGCTGAGGAGACTTTAAATCAACACACATTTGTTGCTCCTAACTGGAGAGTTTTTGATACAATTTACTGGATTTGTCAAAGAAGTATTCGCAAATCTCAAACAAGTGGAACTTTTCAAAACGGATTTGCTTTTTACGAAAATGCATTGGGATATCATTACAAGTCAATCGATAAGTTGATTGATGATATCAATAACCAAAAACCAGATAAAGATACTAATCCCAATACTGGTGAAGCAAGATTATATTCATATTCATATAGTCCAAAGAGTACGGACAGTGGACAAGATGACCAATTTAGAATTGACAAAGTAGTATTTCCAAAGGAAAAGAATTATCTAATGGGACTAAGACATGGTACTTGGTCTGGATTTAGTATGGGATTTGACCCCGTTAGTATTTCTCAATCCAAGATGGGATTGAGTACGGATATGTCAATAGATGCACACCGTTACAATATTAATGACACTTGGAAAAAAATGTCTCACCTGAAAGGTGGGCAAAATAAAAATCCTATTGAAGTAATGGATAAGCAAATGCAATCTTTAATTTCATATCCAAAAAGAGTCAGATACTCAATACTTCCCAATCAGAATTTTGATAAAAACTTTTCTAATAATCCTCAGAAAAATTACGAGCAATTAGTAGAACTTCAGGCATACCAATGGATGAGAATGGAGTCTTTGAAACAAACTAGACTGCAAATTTCTGTACCAGGCAATTTAGATTTATATGTTGGGTGTGGAATTGAAGTAAGTATACCAGGAAACTTTAAAGCTGGCAATAGCACTAAAATAGATAAAAGATATAGTGGAAGATATCTTATTGTGGGCTTGACACACAAGGGAGATACGACTACAATGAACACTGAGATGGTTCTGATGAAGGACTCGATCATTTGAGCTAGCTCAGATAAATAATAATGTAACAGGAGGTACTATGGACAGTATCGAACAACATATAGAAAAGGACAAAGACATTCTTCAAGACCCGACAATTTCCCCTCAACAGCGCAGACACATTGAGGGTGAGTTGGAAGAATTGGAAGCATATCACGAAAGACATCCCGAAGACCATCACGATCCCAATCCACTTGAATTGTATTGCGACGCAAATCCATCCGAACCTGAATGTTTAGTTTATGACGATTGAAGATTATATTATTGGTCATTGGTCTAATAAAGCACAAGCACAATCAAACCCAACAACATTTGCTTCTGTAGAGATTGTATGGAAGGTAATTGATGGTGGGTTTGAATCGATGAACTATAAGAGGTCAAATCCAAACGAACCTTATAGAAAAAAGAGGCATAAGTTGGAGCATATTTCAGACACTGAAGTTATTATGCACAACTATCATTTGGACTGGACACCGCACCAAGAATGTGATATAATACTTACGTTCGATGGTCAAGCATGGCACGGCAAGTTGCTTGGCAACGAATGTAGGGGTTATAGAGGTAACCGAGTCGTATCCGAAATCCATCTCTATGGAAACAAACTACATAGTATGGACCAAGGATACGATGAGGATAACAACCTTGTTTGGGGTAGCACCCAACTCTACAAGTTTGTGCGGATGTAGTTCAGCGGTAGAACGCTATCCTTCCAAGTTAGATGTCGTCGGTTCGATTCCGATCATCCGCTTCGGGCGATTAACTCAGCGGTAGAGTGCCTCGTTTACACCGAGTATGTCGGGGGTTCGATCCCCTCATCGCCCATGTTCAATCTATTACTATGAACACTACTCTTTGGAATGCTATTCTTGCAGGTGCTCTTTTTGGAGCAGCACATGGTTTAGCAGCAAAAGCAGAACCCAACATCAAAGGTTATTACACCATGGATGCTATGGGATGTATGATTCTGCGAGAATGTACCGAAGGGGTTGTGCAAATCAAGAATGCTAAAGATGTAGGCAAATACTACAAAAAGATGGGAATGATGGACCCAGTGTATACTGAGTTCAATGAGATGATGGCAGCACTAGACAAGATTGGTGTCAAGGTATTCATCGCACCCGAAAAGTATTTCCCTCCTGGTCATCGTGGTGTCTACCATACTGTCAGCAATAACTTTTATCTTAACGCTACACTTGTCAGACGTTATGGTACATTGATGAGTGTAATGCGTCACGAAGGCTGGCACGCTGCACAAGATTGTATGGCAGGTTCTATCAAGAACTCTATGATTGCAATCATTCACAATGAAGAGGATGTTCCCCCTCTGTGGCGTGAGATTACGGAAAAGACTTATCCAGCATCTGCAGTTCCCTGGGAAGCAGAAGCAATGTGGGCAGGTAAGACTGCTGGTATGACACAGAAAGCACTTAAATCTTGTGCTGCTGGAACTATGTGGACTGATTATGAAATCACTCCATTGACTCGTAAATGGTTGGAAGAAGAGGGATACTTAAAGAAAGATTGAGTAATCCCAAAGATATTCTTAAGAACACTTGTTTTGTCAGCAAACACAGATAAAATAAAGTGTACTTCGGAAACCTTCAATGTCTTATCAGTCGGTTCGTAATCAACTTCTCACTGCTGACGAATGGAATGAATTGAATGCATTGCGTCAAGCAATCCAAGAAGGTCCTGCTGCTGTACATCCTTCTAAAATGGAAAAGTTTACTGAACTGCTAATTCGTTCTCAGTGGAATAAGAGTGAATAAATAAATCGTAACGATAAAATGTCAAAATGACTATTGACGGTATTATTAACGAACCTACAGTAAATTTCGTCGGTAAAGATGGATTTTATTGGTGGGTTGGTGAAGTAGAAGATAATCAAGACCCTATGGGACTTGGAAGAGTCAAAGTCCGAGTTCTCGGATATTATACCAATGTAAGGGGAGGCACAACAACTGACCTTCCTAAGGAGCATCTCCCTTGGGCAACTGTACTCCAACATACTTCTCAATCGGGTAATGATGGTCAAGGCGATAGTTCTGGTCAGTTACAACCAGGCGCTATTGTCATGGGTTTCTTCATGGATGGTGAAGAAGCGCAGATGCCAATTGTTATTGGTGTAATGCGTGTAAAAAAATCTTCAGATACTGCAGATAAAAAACAATTTGCTTTTACTGGAGAAGAAATTGAACCAGGTCTTGCCCCAAACATTGCATCTTTGACTCCTGGAGAGTCGAATACAATGAAGAAAGGTTCTTTTAAAAGAGCTGGTGATACTAATACTGTCGCTTTACCTGGTAAAGGTCCTGCTGCAGATAGTACCAATTCAAACTCAACTAGTAGTTCATCTAGGACAACTGCAAAAACTGGTGGTCCTGGTGCTCCAAGTAATATTGGTAACGCTCCTGGTGTTGCTGGAAGTAGTTCTAATGCAAGCAAACCAAGAGAACCGAGAAAACCTATCCCATCTGCAAATGGGGTTGGCGGTCCTTGGAAGATGTTGGAATATAAGTTAAGTTATCTTCTGGAAGATATTGCTGATAGTGCTGCAAACCTAGTGAAGGAAGAAAATGGAGATTTCTTAGATGTAGTCTCTGGTAAAATTGTAAAGGCACAAGCATTGACTGCAAAGTTGCAGAACTTCTTGGGAGCTGTTTTTACTCAAGTTGTTGCTGCAATCCGCCAATCTCTTTCAAACTTAGCAGAACAGTTAGAACTGGTAAATCTCCTTGGTGGTGCTACTGGTGCTCCATATATTATTTTTACTGCAGTGCAGCAGGGTGTAACTACCATTCTCCAATCACTCTGTAATATTGATAGGCAAATCATCGGATTCATTCAAGACCCTATTGGAACTGTTATTGGTTTTGTTGAAGGATTCCTTGAGTCTGCTATCGATAAAGCAACAATGGTTTTTCAGAGCGTTCAGGCAGTTATTGATAATATTGTTTGTAATGTTCAAAGTTTGCTTGGTGATGTTTTGAAAATTGTAGATACTGTTTCTACAATTGTCAAAGGTGTAAAACAAGCACAAGAAATTATTGAGGCATGGAAAGAAGGTTCTGGCATTTATAGTACAGCAACAGACTTAGTTCAAAAATCTGCTGATGCAATCAAGAGTATTACCAGTCTGATTGCTCTGTTTATTAAATTTGCTGCTTCTGGTTGTAATCGTCAAGCAACTGGAGGAAGAGATACTGTTGGTTGGTATCCTCTTTATGGTGTAACACATTGTACTCCTGAAGAACTTGCTAAGTTTGATAACCTCAGAGGTTCTAATAGAGGTTCGTGTGGGGACAATGGTGGCGGCGGTAGTTTGATTGACTCTATTTTCAAAGAAGCAGATCCGTATTTAACTGCTGCTAAGACTTATCTTGATGGTTCTTATGAAATGTACGTCGGTACTCCTGGACGTAGAGCATCAGTCAAGAGAGATGCTGCAGGTAATGTTGAGACTGCTATTGCTACCAACGAAGAAGAACATGCAGAATACAAGGCAAGAAAGGCATTTAGAGAAAAGCATCCTGACGCAACTCAAGAAGAGGAAGACGCACAGGTAGAGGCACACGTTAAAAAGACAACCAACGGACAAGGTAATACAGGCACTTTCTCTGCGGTTCACAAATCTTTTAACGGAAATAAAACACAAGAAGTTCACGGTGATGATTGTAAACTTGTTGATGGTGATTTTGACAGAACTATTGATAATGATTTCCGTCTAAATGTTACGGGTGATTTCCATCTAGTAGTTGGTGGAGGATTCTTTGTTACTGCTACTGGTTCTCCAAAGGTTGTCAATAAGAAAGGGGAAAAGCAAGATGAAGCAGTCCAGAAGCATACGATGTGCTTCCATTCAGATTTAGATATTAACTGTTCTGGTGCAAAGTTTACAGTTCAGGGTGCTGAGTGTGATATTGCATCAACTTCTACCAAAGTTACTGGTAGTCTTTTTGAAAACTCTGCTTCTCAACAAACTTATGCTGGTGCAGAACTTATTCTTTCGGGAAGTAATACAATTGACATGAGTGCTCCATCTCTGTATCAATTTATTAATGTTCCTGCAGTGATGCCAGTTGTTAAATCTGGTATTACTAGTCTGGTTGGTGGTTCTGTTGATACTATTCTTACCCCTGGCGCATCTTCGGATGCTATTCCTAGATACACTGTTTCTAACCCTGCAGGACCTATTTCGCAAACCTGTGGTGCTACAGGATATAATTTGAATGTTTTAACTGGTGCGTATAATGTTAATGTTGCTACGGGATTAGGAAACATTAACGTTGCTGCAGGTTCTATGACCATCAACTGTGTTGCTGGTGCTATGTCACTGCTTGCTCCTGCTGGTATTATGACGATTCAGGGAGCGACCATCTTCCTTAACTAACCTCCTTGACAACCCTCGCTCTTCCTGCTATACTACATAGGTACTGAAGAGACACACATGGACACCCTCTCACACATCTTCGTTAACTTTTCTAAGCGTAAGATGACCCTCGTCGATGAAGAGGGTTATGAAAAAGACGTTCAATGGAAGTTTGATGACGAAGGTGCCGAAGGTTTCTCTGAAACAATCGCTGAAGTTCAAGAGATTGTTGACAACGATTTGATTACTTATTGCTTTGCTGTAAAATGATTGGACCGATTGGAGTTACTGAAAAACAAGCAGAAGACAATCTAGAGTTTATGCTTGAGTTGACTGAAAATCAACGTGTTTGTTGGAAAATTACTACATCTCAGGGAAAATCTGTTATGATGGTTCCTGTTAATGAAATTCCTCCCATTCCTGAAGATATTCAAAGTCAAACAGAAGAATTCCGTAAACAATTTTTAGAAGATTACAAGAGAGAAGATGCGTCCTGAAACCCGTGAATCCATGGAAATGCTATTCTCTGCTAAATGGAACTTGCCAAAAGCAGCAGAAAATGCTAAACTAACTAACAAGGAAATGAAAATCACATTCAATGAGTATTGTGCTTTTCATCCTCCCACTTATGGGACGGTGGCGGAATCGGTAGACGCACCAGACTTAAAATCTGTTGAGGATTAACCTCGTGAGAGTTCAAGTCTCTCTCGTCCTATAGTCTCGGGATGACTTTAAAAGCGCCCTGGTCGGGAAATCCCCTTCTGGGACTTCGGTCCCACCCTTGCCCTAGTAGCTCAGCTGGATAGAGCAACGGTTTTGTAAACCGTAGGTCACCCGTTCAAGTCGGGTCTGGGGCTTCGGGGAATTAGCTCAGTTGGTAGAGCGCCTGCTTTGCAAGCAGGATGTCAGCGGTTCGAGTCCGCTATTCTCCATGGAGGGAGTACAAAAGACTCTGTATAGAAAGAGCGCCCTCC